TGTAACAGGTGGTGCCGGTATTGGATTTATCACCGGTGCTGGATTTATTTCAGCTTCTACTGCCACAATAACTAGCAATATTGCTTCTACATCCACTATCACCGGTGCTTTGATTGTCACGGGCGGTGTTGGTATTGGCGGAACCATCTATATCGGATCCTTAAGAGGTGATACTACCACCAGTGCTACCACATGGGGATTATTTTATAACCCAGTTACCAAAGAAATAACCACTGCTACTTCAGGCAGCGGTGCCGGCGGTATCAGCAGTACTGGTACTACCAGTACATTTGTCATTAGTAGTACTGCCAGTTCTGTTTCAACCACAACAGGTGCTCTACAGGTAGTAGGCGGAGTTGGCATTGGCGGTAACCTAAACGTGGGCGGTGTAATCACAGCCACTAACTTCTTTGCCGGTTCATTGAGAATTGATGCTGGTAGTACCATGACTCTTCTGGTGGTCTCGGGCACTGCCACTAGCACCAGTACCACAACCGGTGCCGTGATTGTCACAGGCGGTGTTGGCGTCGGTGGTGGTGTAGTTGTTGGTGGTGTAGTAACTGCTACCAGTTTCATAACAAGCGGTGCCGGTCTTGGAGTTATCACCGGTGCTGGGTTTATTTCAGCCTCTACTGCCACAATAACCAGTACTGTTGCTTCAACATCGACTACCACAGGTGCTCTACAAGTAGCAGGCGGTGTTGGTATTGGCGGCGGTGTAGTAATTGGTGGCGTAGTAACAGCCACCAGTTTTGTAACAGGCGGTGCCGGTATTGGATTTATCACCGGTGCTGGATTTATTTCAGCTTCTACTGCCACAATAACTAGCAATATTGCTTCTACATCCACTATCACCGGTGCTTTGATTGTCACGGGCGGTGTTGGCATTGGTGGCAACATTTATTTTGGCGGTAATTTATATCAAAATGGTGTTTTATTCACTGGCGGTGGCGGAAGCAGTACTGGTACAACCAGTACATTTGTTATTTCCAATACTACTGGTACAATATCAACCAATACAGGTGCGCTAACAGTGGCCGGCGGAGTTGGTGTTGGTGGTGCGTTATTTGTTGGTGGTGCCAGTACATTTACCAATATTGTTGTTTATACAAGTACTGCCAGTGCCGTATCTACAAACACCGGTGCTGTACAGGTATCAGGCGGAGTTGGCATCGGCGGCGCATTATTTGTCGGTGGTGCCAGTACATTTACCAATGCTGTTGTTTATACAAGTATTGCCAGTGCTGTATCTACAAACACCGGTGCTGTACAGGTAGCAGGCGGAGTTGGTGTCGGCGGCGCATTATTTGTCGGCGGAAATATAGCACGCTCTACGTCTACAATAACACATCCTATAGAAATAGTTGGCAATGTGGCAGAACCAACTATTGTTGGCGCATTTAGATCTTTGAGTACTGCTAGTTCTTCATTGATCAGTTTCCAAAATACATCACAGGCAACTCTGACATTTACAGCCGCTGTTAATACAGGCAGTGTACTTCTTAATGGCTCCAGCCAATATTTAAGCATCACCAGTATTTCTACATTGACGTTAGGCGCCGGAGATTTTACCGTAGAAGGATTCTACTATATAAATCAGGGTAGTATACCCGATGCATGTTTGATAGATTATCGTAACGGAACCAATGGTTCCGGAGTCGTACAACCTCTGATTGAATTCCAACCCGCTGGTGGACTCAATTGGTATGTAACCGCAGTTGCTAGGATATCATCTGGTACTGGTCCTGTTGTTCTTAACTCCTGGCAGCATTTTGCTGTAAGTCGAGTCAGCGGCAGTACAAGAATGTACATTGCTGGCAGTCAGGTTGGCAGTACCTACACACCAGATGCAAATACCTATCCTCAGGGTAGCATTTTCATAGGTCATGCCAATGATGGCGCTCTTGGTAGATATTTTCCAGGATATGTAAGTAATATTAGGATCGTAGTAGGAACCGGACTCTACTCAGCAAGCACTCTCACAGTACCCACTGCTAACTTTACAGCCGTTACCAATACCAAGTTATTATTAAACACCACATTTGGCGCCAGTTTCTTGGTGGACAGTTCCGGGCAAGGCGTTCCAGTTACCAACAACGCTGCAGCAACTTCGTCGGTGAATTCGCCTTTTGTTGGAACCACCAGTACTAGTTATAGAGATCTTGTCAATATTGGAGCAACTGGATCTAATCTAATATTACAGACCAATGCTGTCACAAGAGTCACTGTTGATTCTACCGGTACAGTCACGATATCCAGTACCGCAAGTTCTACATCAACTACCACAGGTGCTTTAATTGTCGCTGGCGGTGTTGGTATAGGAGGTGCTTTATATGTGGTCAACACATCATATGTGGCCGGTGCGCAGATCATTACCACCGCCACAATTGGCAACTTTGCTTCGGCACCATCAAACAACAGTACTGGTACTACCAGCACATTCGTTATTTCCAGCACTGCTAGTACAACTTCAACCACAACCGGTGCTTTACAAGTAGCAGGCGGTGTTGGTATTGGTGGTGGATTATATGTAGGAGGATCAGTTACTGCAACTACCATAAACACCGTGGGTGCGGGCGGCGGCGTCATATCTGGAATAAGTCAGTTAGGTGTGGGTAATTTCACTGCCACTGGTATTGTAACTATTTCAGGCAGTATAAACAGCACTGTTACTAGCACCAATACTGCCGGTTCCATATCAACTACTACAGGCGCGTTGGTAGTTGCCGGTGGAGTTGGCATCGGTGGTAATTTAAATGTTGGCGGAGCGATTACTGCGACCAGTATTGTTACATCAGGTGTTGGCAACGCCATCATCACAGGTGTGGGATCAATTTCAACTGTCAATCTTACAGCATCTGGATCTATTACCGCTACAAATATCTACACTGTTGGAGCTGGTGTATCAACTATAGTGGGATTAGGTTTAATTTCAACTGTTGCTTCTACTGTTACTGGTCTTTTATCAGTGACAAGTTCCACTGCTGCTACCAGTACCACAACAGGCGCGGTGAGGATAGCAGGCGGAGTAGGCGTTGGTGGAAGCATTTATTCACAGGGTATGTTGGTAACTTCTACCTCTACAGGTATAGGATATACAACAGGAGCAGGCAATACAACAACTCAAATAACCAGTAGAACCACAACGGTTACAGTAAATGGATTGTCGGGATATATTGCTTTATTTTCAGCAGCAGGATCGACTACTGTGGCATCATTCCAGGTCAACAATGGATCTGTATCAATTAATGATGTTGTTATTGTGGCCCCAAGGGCACCTGTTGCTAACACTTATATTACTTCAGTAAATTCTGTTACCAATGGTTCGTTTAATATAAGTTTATATGCATCGGGCGGAACCGCAGTAGAAGCCCCGTTAATTAACTTTGCTGTGATAAAAGGTAGTATTAACTAAAATTAAATTAGTTCTAACAGCAGTTCTATCTTGGCTCTTATGACTCGACTGGAAAAACTGTTCTTGACACCTTGATGTAATGGCTTAGGCCATGAGTCAAAAGCACACCAGGCATACGCCGAGTGCTCAACGTTCAATGTAGGAATAAATTCTCGATCAACCATTAACACATAAGTGTTATATTGGAAATTTTGATCATTACTGGTAAACAATTCCAGTGGAACTATTTTTTTTATAGTAGGAGTTTTGCCCACCTCTTCGGCAATCTCTCTGTTGAGTGCTTCTACTACAGTGGCATCAGTTGGTTCTTTTCTACCACCAACTAGTCCCCAGGTGCCGGCTGTCTTTCCTTGTGTGCGCAGTAGCAATAAAAATCTTTTGGTATCTCTGGCCAGAAATAATCCACCACTGCAAATTACCTGCTGATTTTCGCTAGCCATTTCCATAAGATTTTATAATATGATACGCCAGAGCACTGAAGAATAGATACCTTCTATGCTCTTACTCCAGGTATTATCTTCCCACTTGTATTGTACACCTGTATATGAATTAGTTATGTAAGTGGCTGCTGTGGCTGTCAAAGAATTGAATACAATCTTCCAATTATCACCATCCCACTCGATGATATCATTAGCATACAGTACAGGATCACTGTCATCGCGATTCTTCCAGGCAACAGGTCCGCTATAATCAGGCAAACTATAAGAATCAGTAACATTGACATTTTCTAATATGAGATATCGTTTACCGGCAGCAGGCCTACCGTTAGTTATAGGATTGAATGTTTCGGGATTTATGATAGCATCAATCGTTCCTCTGCCTGTTGTATTATAATCACTAGTGATGATAGTATTAGAAGGTAATGTATCCGGATCAAAATTTAAAGATAATTGTTTTTCATCAGTAGGATTGATACTGATGTATGCTACAATTTCATTACCATTAGATTTAGATAATCTTATTTGACTAAGCCCTGCCCTAAATTGTCCAGGATAAAGTTCTAACAGATTTAACCAACTACCTGTACTACCTGGTGAAGTTAGATCAATATTTGCACCCGCCGATTTTGGAGGTATCAATTTGGCCACATTGTTGAGTACCAACAACTCATAATCTCCAGGGGTTACAACAGTCTGGAAAAGATCTGTACCAATTGGATCTAAGAATATATTACCATCAAGTTGTAAACTATGATCAATTCCGCCATCTGGCGTAAAAGCCGACGTGATAATCTTGGTAATAATACCCATCTGTTTGACTTTGGCAGGAGGTGTAATCCATACATGAGTTTCAAAATTCATGTTCAAAATATCTATTGCTTGATCTAATCCTTGAGGAATTTGTCGGCTGGTAAATGTTTGACTTTTAAGTGTAAGCACACTGATACTGGTCCAGTCTATATAGTTGTCAGTGGTTTGTAATTCTAAACTTGGATTGAATAAGACTGCCAGTTGTTCCCATATTTGTAATTTTTGATCTGTATTGGTGGTCCATATATCCGCAGCGAATGTGGCAAGATACGGAGTAGGCATTATTCTTTCCACAGTATAATTCGTACCTTGTTGATCTACATATTGTCCTTTAGCAGGATCATATAATCTTTCTCTTACCTGTACCTTGCTAACAAAGGTAGGATCTTGTCGCCGAGTGTCGTCGTGCTGGAGATCCTTGATATAGCAGGCAATGAATGGAGCACTGGCCAATACATTTTCGCTATTCTTGTTCAAAATAGCACCTACTTGGCGACTTAGGTCTCCGTAGCGAACAGGAACACGGACCAGTTGACCTTTAGCATCTTTATAACTAAAGTTACTCATAATCCTCATAAATTGTGTCAAGTATCTTTTTACCTGACCGTCGTATGCCCAATCCATTATATCTCCTTAATTGTCAGCTCGGGGTTTTAGAACCTTACTCAATGACTGACGTTCGTCAAACGCTTTATCAAATATTTTCCATTGTACATGGGTTCCTGTCACAGCTGGAGTATCAAATGTAATTAATGCTCGACCACTGATGTCTCTTGTCACAGTAGACCTATGTTTAGTATCGTTGAATAATACAGTAGCATACATACCATCTACATAAGATATGTTGGTTAATACACTAGGCGTTGCAGAAACTGCAGTGACCTTACCAAATGTTAATTCAGTGGAACCTGTTTTGTTTGTATTATTAATAAATCCACTGAGCAATGTTTCTTTTACCTGGCGTCCTTGGAACACACCAGATTCTACATCTTGCGATCCAAAGTTATCCAATGTCATGCGTACATTATCTTCGTACCTGACCCAATGTTTTCCGTCATATCTAAATAATCTGTTGGGTAAAAAGTCTGTTCGTAGATAAAATTGTCCGGTAGTAGGGTTACTAGGAAATGATATGCCAAATCCGTAAGGAGCACCATTTGATGGTATGCCATCCCCTGAGAGATAACCCACATAAAAATCTTTATTAGGAGTTTTCAATACTGTGCTAGCATCCAGCACCGGTTGTTCGAGACTAGCATCGCTTGAGTCTATACTGGCATCGGCAACAGCGATTAATCCTGTATCAGCAGAAGTTGGCATCACATATAGATTATTGGTATTAAATCCACTGCTAGGAACTTCTAAATCTGCTTCGGCTATTATTTGATTATTAATCTCGATGCTTTTCTTGTATGTGCTCATTAGATCACGTAAAGTACTACCGTCACCGGCTCCGGCATCACTATCAAGTATTTCTTTAAATTCTTGACTGTCCACTAATGGAGCACATTTAGCCCTTAACAAATGAGGGTACCATGTTTGACTAAATCCGTTAGTGGGTCTAGTGACATCTTGGACAACATAAAATCTTTTTAATGCCACGATGCTGTCATCTAGCGCATATTCATCTTTAAGATGCGGTAATTCTAACACATCGCCTGCCATTATTTTCCTGGTAAGAGCGTCCACTGTGTTGCGTAGATGAAAGTGAATCATTAAATTATCATTGTTTAGGAATAATCCGAATTGACTTAGATTAAAATCAAGGTCTTGCATGGTGTAAATCCCGCGCAAGACATAAACATCAGGGTCATAGTGCCTATCTCTATTTTCCATGAATATAAGATCTTGTATACCTAGTTCAGGAATAGCATTAGAATTATTAGGAAGACCAGGAGTAGCTTCTCCTTCTAAAGGATCAACGGGTCCAAGATACCTATGTACATAGATATCAACACCACCTACTTGAAATTGTTCCAATATCGTGCGATCTAAAAAATGGAAATCGTTGCCTTTTTCGGGCCTGTATAGAGAAAGTTTAGGCATAGTAAGTTATTTATAGTATAAATACTCGTATGAATGAAACCCAGACCGCAAGAGAAAATGTCGTAGAATATATCCGGGCCATGCTAGGGTCAGGAATGATTGATATTGAGCTCGATCCTATCCACTATAATACCGCAATTGACCGCTCTCTGGCCAAGTATCGCCAACGCAGCAGCAATGCCGTAGAAGAAAGTTATGGATTTTTAGACATACAGGTGGATACAAATGACTACATAATGCCCAAGGAAGTGATTGAAGTACGACAATTATTCCGTCGTAGTATTGGTTCGCGTTCGGGCGGCGGCGACGGTGGTACATTATTTGAACCATTTAACCTGGCATACAGTAATACATATCTATTGGCCAGTACCAACATGGGCGGATTGGCCACATATTATGCGTTTGCCAGTTATCAAAAGCAAGTGGGTAAAA